TCTGCATCGGGCGGCTCGGATTTCCTGGCCAATTCGTCCTTCGACCACCTCCACGGCGGCAAGGGTCTCCTTCTAAACATAAACGGCGAATCCATCTATCCGGGCACGGAACAAATTTACTACCACATAGACGACGACCCCTCAAACCCGAAAGTGGTTTTGCAGGACTCGAAGCCAATAACGATCAACAAACCCGAGGTGGTGAAAGCCAAGGTGACTTACTTTGGGGACAGCATCAAGCTGGTCAAAACCCTGGAGGATGAAAGCACAGTGATGGTTCGATACATGCCGCCCGACTCGTTCGTGGGCGCCGTGGCGAAAGTTCGACAGTCCGGAACGGACTTTGGGGAATTGAAGTTCAGCCAGCTAAACCTAGTCACGGATCAGTATGCATACAGAATAGCCATAGACGCCGAAACGAACGACAAGATAAACAGGTACCTAGAGCTGGCCTCTGATGCAAGTAAAACGTCATCCCCTGGTTTTGGCGCGACTGGCGGAAAAAAAATCGCATTCTCCGGGCCAAACCAAAACGCCGTTTTGCCGAACATAGAGATCGGCGTGCGACCGAATTCCCCCCACATCTGGGACATCTATTCGCTTCCCAAATCTCAAGCCATGAGACCTTTTCTGGCGACGACAGTCGTGGACGGCACACAATTTGCGTACGTTACTCAAACGCCTCGCGACACTGAGTGGATCCCGGGCTACGCGCCTACGGATTCTACCCTCGTATCGGCGCGAGGAAAATACTTCTACGTTCTCCCGGTGCAAACAAGGCAATTATCGGGGACTACCTGCCAATGCCTAGACCAGCAACAATCAGAGCAGGCCGGCACCCTTTTTACGAGCCTCGCCGATGGACCAGAGTTTAACTGCACAAACGGCCTGCACTTTGGCAAGTTCCTGAAAGCGTCGGTGAACCCGGAACGCGGTTTTGACCTTCCGAGCACCTTGAGCGGCTACCAAGATGCCCTCAACGCATTTGCCCAAGCCAAGGCTCACACAGTATTGGCAGGCAACGAACTTCAGGGGTACATCTACAAGGGGGCCGGCTCGCGCCTGGGCGGCGCGGTTTATGAGCGGATTCTTTTCAGTCTCAAGGACGTGAAAGGGTTTGACACCCCCCCATCGTACGGTTTCCCGAGCAAATCGGGGGGACGTAGCTCGACCACAGTGGTAAAAGCGGACGATCCTAGGACGGAAATTGTCACCAACCCAACGGAGTCGGCGGTGACGATCCCGAGGGACTGGCAGAAGGTGATATCCACGGCCACGGCGAAACTCATCGAGGGGTCGGCCGTCGAGAGCCTGACGCCCCAAAAGCTGGAGAAGTTTCTGAACACCAAGTTGAAGGAGGGCGCGCCGATCGAGGAACTGAAGAAATCGGTCCTCGAGGCGATACTCTCGGCCAAGTTGGCCCTGCTCATGGCTCAGGGGAAGACGCGGAAGATCGCACTGGCCGAACTGGAAAACGACCCCATCTACCTGAGCCTCAGGGACGTCGTCACGAGCCTCAAGCCGATGGCCACCACGCCCAAGTCGCCCAGCAAATCCAAGGATGCGGGCAAATCCAAGGATGCGGGCGGCACCATGACCATAAGGATAACCGTCACCAGGGGCCTGCCGGGCTACAAGCAAGGGGTGAAGACGGCGGCAACTTCGGTCGTCGGGATGCCGGAACTGGTGCAGACCTACCAAATCGTGGCGTCCGACGGCACGGAGACCGAGCCCTCGACGAGGCGCTTTGAGTTCCCCTTCGTGCCGAGGGAGGTCAACTACTCGGGGATAGGGACGACATGGACAGAGATACCGAGGAGCGGAAACTACCCGATCATCGACTGGACTGGGTTCAACCTCCTGAAGATAAGCTTCAATTTCGACGTGGTCGACATGCAGTACGAGAACAAGCAGGGGTTCGGGCTCTACTACTCGTGCGAGGAACAGATAACCACGCTCAGGCAAATGGCGCAGACGCCCTACCCCGTCACCTTCCTCAACATGGACAAATTCATGGAGAACGAGATCAGGTGGCCGCTGCTCACGAGCGGCAGGGGGATCGAGTTCGTCATCTCGGACTTCTCGGTCACGGCCGTCCAGAGGACAATCCCCGGGAACAATAATGAAGGGGCGATCCCCAACCAAATCTCGCGCGCCACGTGCTCGATGACCCTGCAGGAAATCCCGATCGAGTCCGTGGATCTAGTCCAGATGCCGAAGATAAAACCCTGCAAGAAAAACTGCGAGAACCCCCCGCCGCCACCTAACCGGCTCAAGGAATACCTCCTGTTCGACACGGGCGTCGAAATAAGCAGAGGCTAGGACGAACCATGCCCATCATGAACCAATACGGCGATACGGACAATCCCTTTGTTGTGGCCTCCGGGGGGGTCAGCGAGGGTGGCGGGGTGCCGTCGCTGGTGACGCACAAGGAACTGCCCATGAGGGGGGTCGAGAAATTCAACGTGACGTTCGGCGACATCGCCACGAACATCAGGGAGACGCTGAACGACTCGATACTCTCCTGCACCGTCGATTACTCGATGGATTTGGCGACCGAGATAACCCTGAAGATACTGGACAGGGATTACGTGAGGACCAAGGGGCGGATGTCCTTCGCCTCCGGCAACTACTTCAACATCGGCAGGGACGTCACCTACCTGAGCAAGACCATAGCCGAAGGCATCTCGTTCAACCAAGACGCCAAGATCGCAACCTTGAACCTCAAGGTTCTCCTGATGGAGGTCGCCGAGGTGTCCGTTGACCAGGGCGAGGCTGTGTCCCCGACATGGACCGTCAAGTGCAGGCCCAAGGCCGTCCAGCAAATGAAGCGCGACAAGAAGCCGGAGATGATACAGGGCAACGGAACGGCCTACGTGAGGGCCGCGGCGAAGAAGTACGGCCTGGAGTTCGTGGGCGAGGAGACCACGAAGAGCAAGAGGATAACCAAGGCCAGCGGCGACAACGAGGCCGACTCGACGTGGGACGTGATACAGAACCTCGCCCAGCAGGCGAAGTTCAAGTGCTTCGAGGCCGACGGCACGCTCTACTTCGCATCCATGAAGTGGCTGCTGCACAAGTGGGGGCCGGACGCGATCACCTACCAAGCAAAGGTGAGGATCAAGGGATCCCAGCCGCCGAAATTCAAGGAGAAGACCGTGACCAGGCGGTACATACCGTTGGTTGCGGGGGATGTCGGCAAGGCCTACGAATTGATGAAGTTGCCGAGCATGAGCCGGTCCGACAACGCCGTGATGGAGGCGACCGGATCCGCGGACATCGACAGGACGAACGGGATCGGCATAAGGCCCGGAATGACGGTGTTCGTCGGGGACATCCCCACGTTCATCGGCTACTACATCGTCACTTCGGTGCAATTCGAGGAGCGGTCGCCGAACCCCGTAGGAATCCGATTCCAGACGCCGGAAAGGAGGCCGAAGGAGAAAATCGTCGGCCTCGAGGTCGGGCCGATATTCAATCTGAGGGACTTGACGGACGACCCCATCGGGCCGGACATTCTCGTGCCGTATTACCAAGCGCGCCAGACCGGACCAGTCAACACGGGCACCAGCGGGAGGCCGATCACATGAGCATCGATGACACCAGATTCGGAATGCCGGATCTGCTCAACAAGCTGAACGGCGCCCCCCACCCATTCAGAGGCGGGGGACTCTACATGGGCACGATCAAGTTTGTCGGTGGCGGGAACACGGTCAACGTGAGGATCCACGGGCTCGGGTTGGAGGCGTCGCACGTGATCTCACTCGGAACGACAGCGACCCAGCGGTTGCAGGTCGGCGACTCCGTCATCTGCGGCTTTCTGGCGAATGACAGCCAGGATTTGGTGGTCATTGGTAGAATGAACATAGCAGTTGACGTGTTCGCCACCAAGGAAGAGTTGGCGGCCCTGAACACGGTGGTAACCGCACTGGACGCAAGAGTCACCGCGCTGGAGAACGAGGGTTAATGACGACACTGAAATTCCCATTGGAGTTTGACCAGAACGGGTCGCTGGTCACGCTGGATGCCGACACCGACGAGTTCTACGCACAACTACTTAGCCTGTCGGCGCTCACCGAGCCGAACACGTTCCCGTTCTCCCCGACCTTCGGGGTGATGGATCCTTCGTTCTCATCGGTCAACAGGGGCATGTTCATGTTCCAGGCGGCGAGGTTCATACCCGAAATACAGGTGATGGAGGCGGAGGGGGAACTCAATGAATCATCCGGCGCGACGGTCCTGCGAGTGAAGTTCAGGAGGATTTAACATGTCAATAGATTTCAGCCCCTACATCAACCTTCGCATATACGACAAGGACCCGGGCCAGATGTACCTGACCGCGATCGACCTGATGAGGCAGAACATCCCGCAGTTGTCGGTCCGCCCCGGGACCATCGAGGACGCGATGATCCAGTCATTCGCTTTCCTCTCTACCGTGGCAATCAGCCGAATCAATGCGCTCCCCAACAGGCTGATCGAGGGGATCGCCAACCTGATGGGGGTTAGGCGCACCGAGCCGACCTACGCGACGGTGCAGGTCACGATAACGGCGCTCGACTACGCCGGGGGCACGCTGGAGGCCGACACCATTTTCCAGCACTCATTCAACGTCGCGGGCCAGAAAATCGTGGAACTCTACGAGATCCAAAACGCCGTGACGATAGGCCCCGTTGAGCCCGTTCTGGGTGCCAACCCTCCGACGCCCCTGCCTAGCACCACGACGCGCGTGGCCGCCGTGGAATTTGGGCAGAGGAACACGGTTGCCGAGGGCACGGTGCTCACAATCCTGAACTCGCAGTCCGTGGCCGACTCGGCCGTGGCCAATGACGATTTCGTGCAAGGGGATCTCGGTGAAAGCGACGCGCAGTTCCTGTCTCGCTTCGCCACGCAACTGCAATCCATGTCGCAGATCCTCACGACCGCCAAGCAAATAGAGTCCTACGTCCTAAGCACATTCCCGTTCGTGCAGCGAGCCAAGGCGTACGACACGACCGATGCGGAGACCGACCGAAGCGCGAATGCGCCTGCCGCGCCGGGCTACGTATCCCTCTTCGTCTACGGGGACGATCGCTCGCTTACCGTATTCGAGCGCAACACCATCTATGCGGATCTGGTCTCCAAGTCGATGGCGGGCCTGCAGATGGTCGTCCTTGACATGGAGATACTGCCGATGACCGTCAGTGCGAGCGTAAAGATAACCGCGACCGCCAACTTCTCATCGACGCAGACGGCTATCCGCATCTCCCTCGCCGACCTATTCTCGCCCAAAGGCTTCCCATTGCTTGACGAAGCGATCCGCAAGAGCACGATTTTCTCTCAAATAAACTCGGTTGAGACTGTCGCCTTCGTTGACCAGAGCATCACGGTCACGTGCAGCAGCACAACGAGCGATGGCGCGGGGAACCTAATTTTCAACAATAAGGGTTGCTTACCCCTCATCGACATAGCGGCATCCAGCATTTCCATCTCCTACCTATGAGGATAAAAATCGCCCAGCAGAACCTGTTGTCCAGCCCCCTGTCGCTGGAGCGCATTTCGAACTCGAGTGTCGGCGTACTCGCCGCGGCCATCTTCGATGACGGCGGCTGGGATTTTGACCAGCCCACGACGGCGAAGATAGAGGATGCCGACGCCAACTCCCTGGTGGCTTTCACGCTGAGACTCTCCAACCCGACGACCCAGAGCATCGTCATCAGGGGGACGGAGCCGATAGTGAGACACCCCGCCATCGCGGAAAGTCTCGTGTTCCACTCGCTGCTGTTCTGCGACACGGGCCTGACCGTGTCCACCTACCTGCACCCGACGTCGGAGCCCTACCAATCGGTCGCCCCGAACACGATGGTCATCCCGAACGGGCGCTGGTCGCCCGCGTTCTCCAACACCTACGTCTTCGGCAACGAAGACACGCCGTTCGCATCGGTGTCCATCACCATCGTCATCGAGACAAACTCGACGACCTCGCCGGTGCTTTTCACGTTCCCCACGCTGACGCTGGACGAGCCCGAGAAATTCAACCAGTTCTCGCAACTGAGCAGGCCGATGTTCCCCGACATTTTCCGCGACGTCGACGCCGAATCGACCAACCCGAACCGGCCGCTAGCGAAGATGTACCACTCGATGACGGCCGACCTCTCGCAGGCGATGGACAAGTACGTCCGGATGATCAACCATGAGAGGTCGGAGTTGAACCACAACTCGGTCGAGTTCGATGGCGACCCCTACAACATTCTCAGCAGGAGCGAGCTCACGGACCCGGAGTTGATGACCCCCGAGTACCTCGAGTGGGGGGCGATGATCCGTGGGTTCACATCCCTCCCCGACGTGCAAATCGATAACACCTCGATTTTCGACGAGTCGTTCGACTTCCGCAGGTGGCAAGTCCAGACGGCGGCGTTCGGACACGGAGCGGGGAGCAGGGAGTCGATCAAGCGCGCCGCCCAGACAGTCCTCACGGAGAGCAAGGCGGTGCTCGTGACGCCCCTGTGGGACGACGAGGAGTTCAGCATAATGATCAGGACCATCGTCGCCGAGACGCCGGGCAACCCCGCTGAGGGCGGGACCAGCCCCGAGGTGCTGAAGGTCGCCAACCTGGCGAAGCCCGCCGGCTACGTGCTGCTCCACCAGACCATCGATGAAATTAGTTTCGTGCTCAACGACCCAGACTTCGGGCTTTTCGATGTGAGTGCCCTCGGCTAATTGCCGGCGGTGGTAAAATTTGGTGACGGCGACCAACCCAAACCGGGTCGGCCGCAGAAAGGGCGAAAGCCATGAACAGCAAATTCCTAAAAGACACAGCCGAAAGGTCGGTGATGGCATTCCTGTCCGGCTGGCTCGGATCGGCGATGGCCAACGGGATGGATTTCGACTCCATCGCGAACACCGACAACATCAAGGTCGGGGTCACCGCCCTCGCCTTGACGATCGCGGCGGCTCTGGGTCTCAAGAGGGTCGGCCCGAACAAGGATTCCGCCTCCATTCTCTGACCGAGGACTGCCCGTCAGGGCGGTATCCCTAATCTACAATCTTCTAGGCAAACGATTAGGAGAACGCACCCATGATCGCAGGCGTCTACGACATAACGATGGAGCAGGGCTCGACCTTTTTCCGCCAACTCACGCTCGAGCAGCCGGACCTCGATGCCGACCCGACGGGGAACACCTTCGTGAACTACAACCTGGCCGGCCACACGGCACGGATGCACATAAGGCGCACGGTGGACAGCGCGACGCCGATGATAAGCCTCACGACCGAGAACGGCCGGATATCCATAAACCCCTTCGTGGGCGACTCGCCCACGAGGAACAACGAGATATTCCTCACCATCTCCGCCGCCGACACGGCGACCCTCACGATGAGCGGCGTCTACGACCTCGAGATAGTCAGTTCGGGCGACGTGGTATCCAAGGTGGTGCGCGGGGATGTCACTCTGATACCCGAGGTCACCAGATAGGGGCGAGGTTAACTTAGCCTTCTTCCTTCATCGAGATGGGGGAAATGTATAATTAGGGCATGGTCGTGCCCAATCAAGTAATCGTAAACCAGGATGCTCCAAACCTGGTCAGGGTCAGGGCGTCGTCGGGCTCGGCCAACACCAGGCGCCACGAGCACACTCAGGGGGTGGCATCCACGACTTGGGTGATAACCCACACCCTCGGCGGGAAACCGTCGGTAACCGTCGTCGATTCTGCCGATACGCACGTGTTCGGTGAGGTAGTATATAATAGCACGACTCAAATTACGGTTAATTTCTCAGCGGCATTTTCGGGTAAGGCTTACTTGACATAAGGAAGTAAAAATGGCACAAAAGTTCCTCACAAACCTAAACCTCAACCAGAACGAACTGATCAATGCCACCTTCCACAAGGTCGGGGCTGACCCGGGTTCCGCCTTTGAGGGTCAGTTAATTTACAACACGACCACCCGCACGATCAAGGTCTACGCGAACGGTGCGTGGCGCTCGCTGCCCCACAGCATCGTTTCCGGTGGCGGGGCCGGCATCGCCGAGGCCCTAACGGTCTCCGAGTCCAACGGCACGTTCACCCTCACGCTCAATGTCGCCGACACGGACAGCGCGGGCTTGCTGCCCGCCTCCTTCTGGAACATGCTCAATGACGCGACCGATGACGCAACGGCGAGCAAGCTCGTAAAACGCGACGCGAGCGGGAGGGCGAAGATCGCGACGCCGACGGACGCGG